CGTTTCGGTTAATGACGAAAGGGCTTTGCGGTTTGCGAGCTGGCTAGGTTTTGAGGATGAAGGTCTAATGAAAAGATATGGCCCAGATGGTAGTGATTACCGTAGAGTAGCGAGGTTTGCGTCATGGTAGACCCATTAACAATAGCAGCGGTTGCATCTGTGGGCAGCGGTGTTATGGGCTTCAAAGGCTCTAAAGCCGCAGCTAAGTCTGAAAAAGCCGTAACGGAATACGAAAATCAAGTAAAAGAAAACGAAGCTGTATTACTTCGTAGGGAAAAAGCTGACCAAGAGAAGAACTTGCGGCAGCAATCCGACAGGTTAGCCAGCCAACAAAGGGCGGCAACTGCGGCGTCTGGAGTGCAGATGTCCGGCAGTCCTTTACAGGCATTGGCTGACACTTACTTTAAAACAGAACAGGATGCTTTGAGAATACAGTATGCTGGAGACATCGAAGAAACCAGAAAAGAAGCTGATATAGCTTTAAACACAGCAGAAAGCAATGCTCGTAGAGCCGCCTATAAAGTGCAGGGCTATCAATCTTTGTTACAAGGCGCACAAGGCGCTGCAACTCTTTTAGGATAATCCGATGCCAAAAATACCATTATATAATCAGGGTCAGGGTTCAGTGGTTAAAATGGCAACTGGGCCACTTTCAAGAGCTGTTGATAGAAGTGCGTTCACTGCCCCAGGCAGAGCTTTATCTTCACTTGCCCAAACAGCCGGGAATATCGCTGTAGAGTTTGGGCTTGCTGAAAAGAGAGCTGAAACAGACCGTGTTTACAATGAGAAGCTAACTCAATATAGCGCCGCTGCTGATGAACTTATTGCAAACCCTAAAAGCAGAACTGTAGAAGGCTTTAACATTGAGTCCGGGGAGTTTCGCCGCAAAGCATTGGAAGATGTAAACGGCATGAGCAGCTTGACTAAAAGCCAAAAGGCGCAAATCACCTCCAGCTTGGGTAAGGCGCTTGACAGAAAAATAACTGTAGGTAGAGGCCGAGTATTCGACAAGCAACAATCGGAAAGAGCCGCCATAATGGACAAGGGCATTGAGGCTCTTATGTCCGATGCTGCTGACAAAAGTATGCGCGATGTTGTCCTGAAAGATATAAGCGTCCTTATGGATTCTGCCCAACAGCAAGGGCTAAACATATCTTATGACATGAAGTCTGTTAATTATGAGATAGACAAGCTAGACATCCTTGCAGAGTCAACCCAAGAAAATCTGCCTTTGTCCTATCATAAAGAAAAAAGAGAACAGATACTTAATGGCGAAGGTGTTTATTCTAAGTACAGCGCTGCTGAGAGAGAAACACTAGCTAGTAAAGTTGGCTCTCGGATAAACTACCTAGAAGGCGAGGCAATAGCCGAAGCAAACTCTGACGCCAAAGATTTAACGGCAAGGACATTAGCTACAGGCGATGACTCTGGCTCAAGAGAGCTTGAAGCCCGTTTTAGAAGTCTCGGTCAGTTTGAGGCTGCGGAAAATCTTGCCTTCAACACGATAGTGAATAAAAAGGTGTTCAATGAATTTGACGCTATAAAAATGGCGAACCCAACCACTATTGCTACTAGCTTAAGAGAGGCGGAGCAACGCTGGCGAAATTCTACTGGCGACCAAGCGGCTGAAAACTTAGCTGTGTATCAAAAGCTAAACGAGCAAGTAACGGCTATGAAAGAGGCTATATCTGTTGACCCTGTTGCCTATATAGAGTCTGTTGCTGGCAAAACGCTATCTCCGGCGGAGAGGGTGGAGAAGCAGCGTATGCTTGGGTTGCAGGACTTTCAGATTTCCCCGTTCAGCAAATCTGAATTTAACCAGCTAAAAGTTGAGCTAGAGAACTTAGACGCGGTGGAATCAATACAAAGACTAGAACAGTTTTTCGCGCCGTATGCTGGCGATAAGGAAATGGAAAACATGGCCTTACGTCAGGCTATGAAAAATGGCATGACCTATGCCCAAAACATTGCTTTGGCTAACCCACTTAATCCAAGAGCTACAGACCTTTTAAACGCAGAAAAAAGAGACCAGACCCAGATTGACGCCACCCTTAAAGCCATGAATGAAGACAAGGCTACTATTCGCGCCGCTGTAGTAGGCCAGCTAGACGACTGGTCAAAGAGCGTAATAGGTGGCACTACTGATGGCTATTTGAACAGAATGGGGTCTGCTGGAAGACTTGCCGCAGTAGATGAAACACAGAAGGCTGTAATAAAGTTAGCGGAAGTTTATGTTACCGCTGGCATGGATGTTTCGGCAGCGGCTAAAGCGGCGGCTAATATGATTACTGACAAATACGTTTTCCAAACAGGCAGAGGCGGTAGCAGTGTTCGTATGCCATCTACTCTTTCAGACCAGTCTGGTCAAATAATGAATGTTTTAGACCAAAGGTTGTTTGAAGACAAATACTTAGAGGGCACAGTAATGCCTAACAAGCCAGATGCAACCCCAGAAGAAACAACTCAATACATAAAAGAAATACGTTCTGAGGGGCGTTGGATAACATCGACAGATGACAGCGGTGTTTATTTGGTAGACAAGCTAGGCAATATGGTTTTAAAGAAAGTGCCCGTTAATGGCGTTATGACAGAAATGCCGATTACCATAAACTTTAGGGAAGCCGCAGAGCTTGCGAGATTCCAAAAAGACATAGGCGCAGAAGCAAGAAAGCCTGAGTACACTTACATTCAGCCTATGGTGACAACGCCTGGGCGAGAAAGAAGGGGCGCACCTGACTAATCATGGTTAATCTGTATATACCAGAGCAAAGTGACGACCCTGGGCTTCGTGCGAATTATTTTAATTACACGACCGCTGGAACGCTGGACGTTCTGGGGCAGACCTTTATGGAGACCATATACTACAATCCATTATCTGCTGTAGGCAGAATGAATGAGCTGTATCAGTACGGGGACAGCGGCAGAAAGCTGAGCAGAGAGCAATACAGGGAAAGTCAGTATTTCCGGGAAGGTATTGAGGTTGATGAGGAGGGCATCTATGAAGGCGCGGCATCAATACTTGCCAGTAGGCACGATGAAAGAGAAGCCCGGCGTTTAGTGCTAGACCGTTCAAAAGGTGGCTTTGCAATAGGGGCAGCTCAGTTTGGCGTGGGTTTGGTTGCTAGTATGCTCGACCCTATTAATGTAGGTTCTGCCTTTGTGCCTGTAGTGAACACAGCGAGATTTGCGTCTTTGGCAGCGCGGTACGGGAAAAATAGCGCAAGAGCTTTAACTGGCGCTGTTGAAGGTGCGGTTGGCGCAGCTCTAGTAGAGCCGATTGTTTTGACCGCCGCAGCCGTTGAGCAAGATAAAGACTATAACCTATACGATAGCTTTATGAATGTTGCTTTTGGGACAGCCCTCGGTGGAGGTTTGCACGTTATTGGCGGAAAGCTATCTGATGCTGTTTCTGCAACAAAGCAAGACACGCGAGAAATACTGACAAGAACAGCCGTAGGCCAATTAGCATCTGGGAAAAACGTAAATGTAGAACCTATTGCCCAAGCAGACGCTACGCTGAGAAGCCGAGGCGTTCCGCTATCTGATGTAGAGCCTGATACGGTTGGCCCTGCTGCTGGGGAAGCAAGAGAACCTAAATTCCCTGCAACTGGTAGGGGATTGCCGGAGTCACTAAAGCCTCTTGGTAAGAAGCCAAAGAGTTTGTTGCAGTTTATCAAAGAAGCCGGGGGGATATCCACCACGGACAAAAACGCTGGGGATGTAAGAGCCTTGCTTGATAAGGCTGGCTTCCAGATATTCAGGAAGAACGGCAAGTCCCTAGATGAGCTGGCAGAGATGGCACAAGAAGCTGGGTATATAAATCCAAACCTAGACACCTACCAAGCCAGAGCTACAATTAACGATTTACTTGCTGGCATCGAAGCCGACACAGTATCAGGTCGAAAGCTGTACAGCCAGATAGATAGCTATGTCGATGATTACAAAACAGCGGAAGCCTTATATGACGAGGCGCAACAGCTTGGCGTAGACCCTACGGGAATGGATGAGGCAACATTCCAAGAAGCGATGGCAGAAGCTAGAACGCGGAAAGAACAAGCCGAGTTTGCGAAGGCAGTGGAAATGGACGGCCTGACCGAAGAAGAATTTTACAGGCTGAGAGAGCGAGAGCAACAAGACGTACAAGACTACCCAGAGCTAAACGAATTTAGGCAAAAAATGGAAGATGCTAGGAAAGATGCAGAAGAATTTGATGGCGATGAGCTTGAAATTCTTAACAAAGAAAATGAATTATTGCAAAGCGATATATCATTTCTTTCAGAGCAAGGATTAGTCCCAGATGAATTTATAAGAGATATTGCGGCGGCAGATGAGCTGACAGCCAAAGCAGAAGGGTATGACTCTGCGACAAGGGCGGCTGCCGATTGCGTACACAGGAGCATCACATGACAATCCAAGCCTGTATTTTAGAAATTAAGAACGCGGCGAAAAATGCTGGCGTTGAACTGCTTGAAGAAGAAGTGCTGGATATTCTGGACATCCTTGAGCATCGTTTCCGCAAGAGGGGCGGCTCTATCAGCTCCCAATCTGACCTTGATGGGTTGGTTGCAGAAGCGGCGGAGATAACAAAGCAAGCTAAGATAAATGCCGCCATACAAAAAAGAAACAGGCTAATTAATGCCAAAAGATACGCTGAGTTAAAACAAAGAATTGATGCCTCACCAAACGACAGAGGCAGGGTACTGAGCGACCTTATGGTTGGCTCTTTGCGTAACGCCGAAGCTGGCAGACTAAGTATTGACGCTAGAGGTCAGGCAATTATGACGGATAGCACTGGCTTGCTTTTGGCAGAGCTGCAAAGAAATGATTTAGTAGAGCTGTTTGCCAGTGGGCAAATGGATGAACTTATTTATAGAGAGCTTTTTGATGGGTTCGGCTCAACCAAAAACAAAGAAGCAAGGCAGATGGCAGAAGCTATCCAAAAGGTGCAGAAGTCACTGCTGCGCAGAAAGAACCGTTTAGGGGCGAACATCAGAGAGCTTAGAAACTACGTTGTGCGCCAGAGCCACGACCCTATGCTGATGCGTGATGCTGGTTACGACAAATGGAAAAACGATATACTGCCCTTATTGGACAGAGACCTCACATTTAAAAATCTTGCCCCTGGGCAAACTGAGGAACAGTTTTTAAGAAAGACTTACGATGCGCTAGTATCAGGCATCCATCAAAAAACAACATCAATCTATGGAACTGACGGAGATGTTGACCCACTAACAGCCTTTAGAGGGCCAGCAAATCTAGCCAAGAAACTTAGTGCTGAGAGGGTTCTTCATTTTGTGGATGGTCGGTCATCCCACGCTTATGCCCAAAAATACTCTCGCATGAAGCTGTCTGAGTCTGTGCTAAATGGTATCACGCATGATGCACAAAGCATTGCTTTAATGGAAGTTTTTGGCACAAATCCACAGGCTATGTTTGATAGACTTATGAAAGAAAGTAAGGAGTCGCTAGTGGGCGACCCAAAACTGCTTGATAAATTCAAAGAACGTGTATTGAGGAATCAGTTTGCAGAATTAGATGGGTCAACGAGGGCGAGGGGTGCTGGTCGCCCCGTGCTTATGGGTGTTGACTTTGCAGGAATTGGCGCGGCTTGGCGTATGATACAGAATATGGCGAAACTGGGATTTGCCACAATTTCGTCTATGTCTGATATAGCCACAAAAGCAGCCTTTATAGCGCAAACTACAGATAGAGGTATATTCGCTGCTTACGCACAATCTTTTGGCGACATCTTTGCCGGATTTAAATCCAAAGAACAGAAGGAACTGGCGTATCTTTTAAATGTTGGCGTAGAAAACTTTTTGGGTGATGTACACGCAAGATTTGGCGCAAATGACTCTGGCCCTGGCATGATAGCAAAAGCCCACCAATTCTTTTTTAAAGTAAACGGTATGCAGTGGTGGAATGATGCGCAAAAGACTGGCCTAGCTAGGATGCTTGCGGCTGACCTAGCCAACTACAGAAAGATGGATTATGCGAGGCTTCCAGAGGCAACACAAACACAACTGTCTGTTTATGGTATTAGCCCCCAAGAGTGGGATTTGTTCAGAAGGGTAGATGCAAAGGCCGTTGATGGCAGGGACTACCTAGTGCCAAGCGTTGTAGACCAACTACAGCCCCAACAAATAGACCCGGTTATCCGCGACCAAACAGGCAGCCTAGATATTACTGATGATATGCGTCAAGAGTTTTTGGACGGGTTGCGTACAAAGCTGGCAACGTATTACACAGATAGCGCTGACATAGCTATACCTACTCCGGGGGCTAGAGAGCGAGCTATTATGAACCAAGGTTATCCCAGAGGCACGGTTGCTGGTGAAGCTATACGAGCCGTGATGCAGCTCAAAGGCTTCCCGATTACATATATAACAAAGGGCTTGGGGCGGCAGTATTACGGAGCTGGTGGCGGCAAGGCTGGTGCGCTAGGTGTGGTGCAGATGATGATAGGCACTACAATTATGGGCTACTTAGCTATGTCTATGAAAGATATACTTAGGGGCAAAGAGCCAAAGTCTGTATTCAGCAAAGAAACATTTGTAAACCCAAAGACATTACAGGCTGCGTTTTTGCAGGGTGGCGGCGCTGGTATTTTTGGGGATTACTTGTTTGGAGAATTTAACAGATATGGGCAATCATTTACCCAGACAGTGCTTGGGCCTTCATTTGGCGCTATAGATGATGTAGCAAGTATGTTTGCTAAATTTAGAAATGGTGACGAAGTAGCCGCCGATGCAGTAAACTTTGGCTTGAGAAATACGCCGTTCATAAACCTGTTCTACACAAAGACAGCGATGGATTATTTGTTCCTATACGGTTTAACAGACCACATGAACCCAGGATATCTAAGGCGAATGGAAAGCAGAATAGACAAGGAACACGACCAGCAGTTTTTCTTTGCGCCGAGCAGATATGCGCTACAGCCTTTTAACTAGAAAGAAAATGCAGTATAATCTCCATAGGAGTTAGATATGACAGTAAGCAGTACCACAACAAAGGATAGCTATAGCGGAGACGGCTCAACCACCGTATTCGCCTATACTTTCAAGATATTCGATGAAGACGATATTGCAGTTATCGTCCGTACTGACGCGACTGGCGTAGAAACTGTTAAGACAAAGACAACAGACTACTCTGTATCAAACGTAGGCGACCCG